GGAACGAAAGACGGATAAAGGGGAAGGGGGCAATATACCGATTAAAAAGAGGAAGGGTAATTGGGCTACGTGGTAGGGGTCGATATGTGCGTACGGTTGCGGAGCGGAAGTTGCGGGCAAAGAAGTGGCGGGGGAGGGTGGGGTTATGGTATAGGATAACACCACAAGATGATGTGATACAGCGGGGTTGTATGCTTGGGATAAAGAAAGTGGTATTAAAGGAGTTAGGACTTGGGTGATTTTGACGTAGGTAAAATACCTTCAATGAAAGAAGCGGTGTCGGTAGTAACTGCCGAGGCATTAACACGTATTGAGGACGCGCAGAAGGAAGATATAGTTAAGAAACAAGAAATTATCCGTGATGTATGTTTGGGCGTAGTTGGAAAGTTACAGGCGTTATGGGATAAGATAGCTTTAGACGAAGCAGATGAAAAGACGTTGAGAAAATACTCAGGTTGGTTTGTAGCGCCGTTGGCAGAGATAATGGACTTAGCACGGAAGGCAAATGTTGATGTGTATGAAATGAGATATGGAAAGAAGTTACAGATAAACAAGATGGATATGAAGTTTGAAGACTTTGTAAAGATGAAGCGGGCGGAGATTGAGAAACGTCCTGAAAATCAGGTTATAGATGTAACTGAGGTGAAGAGTGAAAAATGAGATTAAACGGGATTGCTATAGTTGTAAATATCTAAATAATTGTATGGCAAGTAGTGGAAGTTATAATTATAAAACCCATAAATTTACTTGCTTCACTTGGAAACCTAAAGTAAAAAAGGATATAAATAAAAACAATGGCAAATGAAATAAGCATAGCCGATAAAGACATACGTGCAAGGATTGTAGACATGGCTATTGCCTGCGGCATTACAGATGATTATCAGCATGAAATGATATTTGATGAGAGTCGGGATATTGTTGTTGATAAAGCTCGAGGAATAGGTATAACAACTGCGGTAAGTTTTCAGAAAATGATTAAGATACTAATGCCTGAATTATGGTTGTCCGCTCAAAGAGAAAATGTTATTGTTTCAGCAGGTGCAGAACAAGCAAGGCATTTAATTGATTATGTAAAACACTTCTGGTCGGTGTTGGAAAGCCAGTTTTCACAGAAATTGAAGATAACAAAGGACAAGGCGGAAACTTCGGATGGTCGGTGGATTATGTCTTTAGCTTGCGAGCCTGATTCAATCCGTACTTATCACGGGGACGTTGTATTTGATGAATTTGCTTACTTTGAAAACGGTTTGGATAGGAAGTTTTTTAAAGCAGTGTCTGGTGTGCAGACTTCCGGAGGTCAGACACATTATATTTCGAATCCAAACGGTGAGCAGGGAACGTTCTTTGATATTTGGCGAGATAAACAGGGGATTTATAAAAAGTATAGTTTGCCTTATACAGTTTGTAAACGGAAGATGTATCGTGATACTGTTTTGCGTGCGAAGAAAAAATTATTTGATTACGAGTTTGACGAAGAGTATTGTTGTTTGTTTAATCCTGCTTCCCGTGGTGCTATACCGTATAAATATATTGATAATGCCGTGAAACAATGGGCGGAGTTGGGGTTAAAGATTAACGAGTACCGTAAAACAGATTGTATGTTGGCTACAGGTATTGACTTTGCAAAGATGGTAGACCAGACAATATTATTTACGCTGGAAAAAAGGGATATGCTGAAAATTCCCTACTGGCTTGAAGTTGTTTTAGGTGATTATGACGAACAGCTAAATTACATAGACCGACTGGATTGTGAAATTAATTCACAGCAGGTATTCTTTGATAAAACTGGAAATGTGAAGTTGGCTGAAGAGATTGAAAAGCGCTTTTCTCTTAAGTATGTCGGAAAACAATTTACTAATCCGTATAAGGAAAAGTTATTCCAAAAAATTAAGTATGCGTTAATGGACAGGAAATTACCTTTACCTAATGACGAAGATTTAATCCGACAATTGAAAGGACTGAAAAGAACGGTATCTGCATCGGGTAATGTTCAATACGCCGGCAAGGAAGATGACTATGTTTGGGCGTTAGGGCTTTCGTTGGACTGTATTGAAGAAGAGGGCGGGGATATTTCAATTGAGGAACGTACTACCGTTGAGAACACAAAACACAAAGAAGCAAATCAGGTTATTAGACCGTCTGTATTACCGCAGACAGGCGATTTCGGACGCGGCGAAGTCCGTACAGGTGCAAACTGGGGAGGAATGTTTAAATGATAACTAAAATAGATTTTACGTCAGAATATGATAAGGAAAGTATAATAATGTCAGATGATTGTATAGAAATATTTGGAATAAAATACGCTTATGAGTTTTTCAGAAGGTTAGGTAAAGAAATACCATTGAAAAAAAAATTTAGAATTGTAGAAAGAAAGGATAAAATGATATCAATTGAAATCACTTACAACGAGGATAAAAAATGATTAAATGTTATAAATGTGGAAAAGAAATAGTAACAAATGGTTACACTATAGTTATAGATGCGTATTATAAAAACATTGATGTATGTACTGCTTGTTTATTAAATTTAGCAAGAAAAGACTATAACGACAATTTAAAAAAAGATGACTCCTTGATAAAAATTAAGATAATGGCAAGTAATTTACAAATGTCAGGTCTAGACCCTTTAACAAGGATTGAAGCAGGGCTAATACTGGCTGAACTTGTAGAATATTTCAGGAGGAAGACTTGAACTATTACCCGTCAACAACAGATAAGATGTGGAACGAAGAAAACAAATATACAATCGGTTATTGTTACGGCTTAGGGTTAGACGTGGGTTGTGGCAATAGGACTTTAATGCCTAATATGATTACGGTAGATAACTGGGCGGACAGTGCTGATTACAAAATGGAAGCGGACAACTTACATGAGTTTAAAGATAAGACATTTAACTTTGTTTATGCTTCTCACGTTTTAGAACATTTGAAAAGTCCTTTAGAAACGATTGAAGAGTGGCTACGAGTAGTTAAGGTCGGTGGTTATGTGATTATAATAACACCCGATATGAGATTTATCCCGACAAAGGGAATGGCAAACGGAGACCCCCAACACAAGTACGATTGGAAGCGTGAAGAGGTGCGTGAAATGATAGGGATGTTGTCAGGTTGTGAAATGGTTAATAAGAATGTCTGGGCATTACCTAATTACTCAATGTTGTTTGTTTTACGGAGGACAAAGTGATTGAAAAACAAGAACGTTGGAAAGCGAGTTGTAATAAGTGCGGTAAAAAGTTTGAAACAATGGGAAAGGAATATGTAGCAAGTTATAAATGCTCTTTAGAATCAGATTTAAAAACAAACGGCTGGAAAATTAAAAATAATAATTGTTGGTGTCCTGAATGTAAAAAGGAGGCAAGATGAAAACAAAAAATATTGTTTTTGAATGTATTAATTGTGGGTATAAGAAAAAATATAATATTAAAATGGAAAATAATAATACGTTTATTATTAGGCATTATCCCAGTTGTCCTAAATGTGGAAAATTTGAGGGGATGAAACCAAAGGAGAAAAGAAATGACTAAAGTGCTTATGATATATGCCAAAGATGAATACACTACAGCCAGACATTTTGAAAACGTAATACGAAAATCTAAGGACCATCAGTTTTTAGGCGTGGGTTTTACAAAGCCGAATCTGGCTTCGGTTATGGGAGATCAGGCTTGGATTCCAACTTCACAAGAATTAGTGTTGCCGGATTTACTTTCTAAGTTACCCGCTAAACCTGATATTGTAATTGTCATGCAGGGATTTGCTCCTATGAAAATTTATGGACTAGAATCCATTGATATTCCTACGGTGTATTACGGGATAGATACTCACATGGTTCGGGACGTGATATTTGATGAAGCAAAGAATTATAAACACGTATTTTTTGCACAAAAAAAAGCTATCCCAGAGTTTAAAGAGTTTTGTGGGAAGGAATCACACTGGTTGCCGTGTTGTGCTGAGCCCTTAATTCACAAGCCGATGAACTTTGAATCGGAGTATGACTTTGCTTTTGTTGGTGGTATAGATTTAAGTGAAGCACATAAATCGCGCAGGGACGCAATTAAAAAGTTAAAGGAAAAGTATAAAGTTTTTGTTGGTAATGCTTACGGGTACTTTATGGCAATGCAATATAACAAAGCAAAGGTTGTATTTAATTACGCCGTTAATGATGATTTAAATATGCGGGTATTTGAAGCAATGGCGTGCAAAAGACCACTTTTGACAAATAAATTAAGCGTTGAGAGCGGTTTAAACGAGTTATTTAAGGACTGTTTGAACCTTCTGACTTTTGATGATGACAATTTAATGGAAAAGGCAGAATTACTTATAAAGGATAAAGAGTTAAGGGACAAACTGGCTCAGTCGGGATACACCGAAGTAGTCAATAAACATACTTATGAAAAACGACTGGAGGCTATATGGCAGACAATAGCGAAGACCTAGACACGGTTATAGTGGCATTAAAGTTGGCAAAGAAAGACCGATTATTCGGCGAAATAACTTTGAGTTTTCGGGACGGGCATATTCAATACGTGCGGAATAACAAAATCGAGAAAATCGAAGAGTTAAAAGAAAAATATAAAGCTATTGACAATAAGTAAAAAGTAGCACATAATGGTTATGGAGGTATACTATTATGATAAAACAAGGAAACAAAAATATGTATGAAACTGGTGTTAATCATCCTGCATATAAAAATGGGACGGGATTGGGATATAATTATAGAAATGTAGAAAAATCGATAATGATACTTGGTTATTCGTGTAATAGGTGTAAGAGCAATAAAAATGTAAATTTACATCATATTGATGGAAATCCAAAAAACAATACCATACAAAATTGGGAAAGACTTTGTAGAGTTTGCCATATGAAAGAACATTGGAAAAACAGGAGGCTGACCGGCTTTCAAAAGATTCAACGTTATGAAAATTATTTATTAAGTCTTAAAATAAAACGTGGGTACACTCCTGTTCCAGATGGCTATGTGATAGCAATAAAAGCAGCAAAAATACTAGGTATATCAAGACAATTTGTACAATATTTGACAAAAGCAGGTTTTTTAAAATATGAAACATATGTTTTTCATAACAAAGAAAAGATTATTTATTCCATAGAATACCTACATAAACGTAAAGCAGATAGGATGGAAAAGGGTTGTTGGGAAAATAGATAAGCCAAATAATTTATTTAGTTGTTGACTTTTTATTATTGCTAATATATACTTACATCAAATGAGGGACTACCTGTTTGGGTGGTTCCTCATTTTGCATTTAAGGAGTTTTAATGGCAAGACAAAAGGGAATAAAGCTTGAAAGGAAAACAAAAGAAGTTAAACTCGGACAAAGTGTAATTATTCCTATTCGCGAATATTCTCTTATGGCGGGGAATAAAATTGCTTACAATCCCGATACAATCTCTTTAGAAACTTACAATGAAATGAGAAAGTTTCCGACTATTGCAGGTGCATTAGATGTAATTAAACTTCCGATAATTTCAGTTGACTGGTATATTGAATCAAGCGACGAAAGAAAAAAGAAATTTGTTGACAAGGTATTGCGTGATATATGGGCGGGCTTTATTAGGGATTTACTTACTGCTTATGATTTTGGTTTTTCCGCATTTGAAAAAGTATTTGACATGAACGAAGATACAAAAATAATAATTAAAAAGTTATTTTCATTAAGTCCGTTCTATACAAAAATAAGACGTACTGATGATGTAAGTTTTGACGGTATATACTTTCAGCCTCAAGGTGCTTCAGGTGCTAGTGGAATAACTTTAAGTGCGGATAAGTCATTTATATTTACCTACAAAAAAGAGTTTGAGAATATGTACGGCGCTCCTAGAATTCGAGGTGCGTATACAGCGTGGTATATTGCCCGTTATATTTTAGAGTTTACAAATATATTTTACGAAAGATATTCAAGCCCTCAATTAGTTGGATATGCGCCGACTGCAAAGATAGATTATCAAGGCAAAAAAACAGAGGCAACAAAATACTTGCTTGACGTAATGAAGTCAATGCAAAATGCTTCGTCAGTTGTACTCCCGCATACAGGCGGAAAGAAAGACGAATTAAAATACCATATAGACATATTGGAATCAGCTCGTACTGGCGGGGATTTTATAAACTATCTTAAGTACCTTGATAATCAAATGTTTACAGGTTCAGGTATTCCGCCTTTAGCATATTCAGCAGGTGAAAAGGGTTCTTACAGTTTATTTGAAACGCAACAGGCGTTATTTGCTCAAGGTGTTGACGGGGACTTAACCGTAATAAAACAACACATTGATACTTACATAATTAAACCGTTAATAAAATATAACTTTCCTGATTCTGCAAGTGATGATACACGGTGGGTATATCAATCTTTGGCGAATAGAGATAAAGAACTTACTCGACAGATTATGATAGCGTTAGTACAGCAAGGGAAGGTTGATGTAGCTGTAAAGTATTTAAGTGAAGCATTGGGTATGCCCATGATTGAAACTGGAAAGATAATAGAGGAAGCAAAGCAGGCGGCTTCTCCGACAGAAGGGAAGGCAACTGGACAAGCGAATCAAACGAAGTTGTCAAGGAACCCGAATGTAAAAAGATATGATGATAAAATAAATTACGAACGAATTGATAAACAATATGACGATAATGAGCAAATGATTATTGGCTCGTTAATGCCTGTCCTTACAAAACAGAAAATAAAATTACTTGATAGTATACAGAAGTCAATAAAAAATCCTACTCAAATATCAGGAATGGAATTATCATTTAAGTCTGAATATGAAACAAAGGTTGTTGAATCCGCAAAAAAGATATTTAATGACGGTGAAATGGATGTGAAGTCAGAAAATAAAGTCAGGGTTACATTGCCAAAGGAAGCAGGTTCGTGGGTTGTAGCTTCGTCAAAGAACATTGCCGACAAGCACATGAATGATTTAAAATTTTCGGTTATATCCGCAACGCTATTAGCAATATCAAAAGAAATGAGCGAAAAGGAAATATTATTTAAGGCAAGTGAAGCGTTTGACAAATACACAGATGTATCTTTGAGTGATAGTGCTTCTTTAATTTCACAGAAGTACTATAGTGAGGGTCGGGAGTACGTGGCTGTTGAAGCGGGTATAAAATACGCACAGTGGTCTGCCGTACTGGATGGTAAAGAGTGTGAGTTTTGCAATGGTCGGGACGGGATGATTGTTGAAGTTGCTTCTCCTGATTTTTCGGAATATTCTCCAGGAAACGTTCACGAGAATTGCCGTTGTATGTGGATATATTTAGACACTGAAAATTTTCCAGAGGGAGCAACAGAGTGGCGTTCTCCTTCAAAGCGTGATGTTAAACAGTATTATCAATAGGAGGTTTTATGGCAGAAAACAGAACAAGAGAGATTAGTATAATACAATCACCAATATTATTTTCAATTCCTGAAGGTAAAAAGTTTGTTAAGGAAGTTATAACCGAGGGCGAATATTGTCATCCTCAAAACAAGAGTAAACAAATGAACATGACGGTTCAGAGATTTCAGGAATGGGTAAGCAATTTCAAAAAGAAATTAGTTGATATTGTTTATGTTCCCTTTAATCATTCAGATCACCCGTTAGATAATACGGGATTTATTGATGACTTATATATTGGGGATTCTGAAACAAAGCCGGGGAAGAAAGCGTTATTTGCAAAATTCAACATTGTACTTGATGAGGTTGCGTCAAAGATAGGAAAAACAATACTTGGTAATTCTATCGGGGTGGAGAGATTCTTTAGTCCCGAAACTGGGGAGGATATGGGGGAGGTAATGGGTCATATAGCTTTGACTAACGAACCGTATATTCCTCACTTGGGTGAATTCCGAGCGGTTGCATTTTCTAAAGACGCTAACGTCAATATTACTAACTACGTTATGGAGCGACAAGCTAATGACAATCATGCGGAGGATTCAAATATGACAAACGAAGAGATTTTAAAAATGCAGGAAGAGATTTTGGAACTGAAAAGGAGAACAAAAGACGCAGAGGATAAAGCTGAAATGTCCCGCAAAGAAAAAGAATTTGAAGCCGAAAAAGTAAAGAAAATGGAAGTAGTAGCTTTTGAGCGAGATGTGGATTCCGAGATGACTAAGCTCGTACTTTCAAAGAAATTGCTTCCGGCTGAAAAAGATTCCGAGGTAAAGTTTGCAATATCTCTTGGCAGGGAAAAAGCGTCTGAGTATATCAACAAACTTGCCAAAAAAGCGGATGTAGTTGAACTTGGTAGCAGGGCTTCTGGGAGTGTAGACAATCAATCCGGAAGTGGAGAGAAACCGAAAATGTCAGAACTTACGTCAATTTTTACGGGGTTCATTCTCAAAAGACATTCTATGCAGACTGCTTTTGAAAAATGCAAGGATTGGGAAAAACGATATAACCTTGCAAAAGCCCATATTGACGACAGGGATGTGTCGGTTAAATTTACTCGCAACAAAACTTGGTAATTAAAATTTAAAACAAAGGAGAACGACTATGAGTACATGGGGAGAGTTGCCGTTAATAAGTATAGCGGAAAAGACTACGTTCAATCCGCAGTTTTATATTGCGGAAGTAATACAGCAAGTACAGGAAAGAGCAAAGATTTATCCTGTTGCGGGTATGCTTGAAAAGTTTGGAATGAAAGACCATTGCGGACAGACCTTTCAGGGCAACATTACCGTCAATCTGGGTTCGACTGGCGGGACGTACTGGACCTTAGCGGCAGGAACTAAAGTACCACTGTCAGGTGTTGTAACAAAGTCTTACGTTGGAACAATAGGAGAAATGGGTAACGGTGTTAAAATGGAAAAATTCCTTCTTAATGTTTCACCTTCCGATATTGAAGGTCGTTCGGTGCGTTATGCTCTTGCACAGGATATAGCAGATATGCTTGACATCAAAATTCGTAATGCAGTTTACACGGCAACAACGAATAAGATGAACGCGGGTACTTACGCTACTGTTGGAGCATTTGTAACTATTGGTACGTATGCTAACATGAAATTTAGTTGGAATACAATCGTCAGAATGAATACGCAGAAGCAAATACAGAATATTGATGTTGATATGCCTCTGTATGTTCACCCGTACCAGAACGAGGATATGTTCCTTGATACGACTGCTTCCGCTGCTTTCACGGATATTTCAAAATATACGGAAAAGGGCGTGCAGAAAATCTACGACCTTGAAATAGGTAAAATCGGTCAGTTCAGGATTATACCTACTAATAGGGTTGTAGGAACAAAAGAAATAAACGGAACTACGGGTACAGTTCAGACTGCGGTTGCTTTTGCAGTTGTGCCGGAACTTGCTGTAGCTATGGCGTGGGCGTTACCTACTGAATTCAGGTATGAGGACGACTATGATACCGATTTTGGCAGAACCGCTGCTCTTGCTCATTACGGTCAAGGTGGAGCTTGCAAACTGGTTGATGAATACTCAATACTGGTTAAGTCAACGGTAAGAGCGGACATAACTGGCTACGCAATAGGTTAATGTAAAAATTTACGGGGCGGGTTTAATCGCCTGCCCCGTTTATTAAAGGAGGATTATGTTTGCGACTTCAACAATCAGATTACCTGGCTTTGAGATAGGTGGAGAGTTCATCAACTTATACGGACTTGAGCCGTGTAAGGTATCTTTGAATACAATAAACTTTTTGGCAAAATCACCAATGGCAGAATACATCGCGATTGAGGAAGAACCAGAAGTTTACAAGAAAAGATATTTCAAAGGTTGTCTTGCGTTAAAACCTAAAGCGAATTTGATAGTAAGCAGGTACGGTGGTTTGGGAGATATTCAGTGGGTATTGCCTTCTTTGAAAGAAATTAAAAAACGTTATCCTGAAGTAAAAATAAGAATGGCGGTTATGGAAAAAGACCGTGAAATGATTCACAATTGTGATTTTATAGATAGTTTTTGTCAGACACATTTTCCAACAGTAAAGGATTTAGAATGGTCGGATTATGTTCTAGACTTCTTTGATACGGTTGAAGGAATCGGAGAGGATGAAGCGAAATCAAGAAATCCAATAGATATATCTTCAGAAATAGTCGGGTTGAAGTTATCAGATTATAAGGGTTTTTGGAAAACGACAGTTGAAGAAAAGAAATGGACTGAATCGGTATTTGCAGGTCGTAAGGGATTGAAAATAGCCATGCCGTTATCGGCTTCAAGTCCTCACAGGTCATGGACGTTGCAAGATGAACTAATACAGAAATTGGTTGAGTGGAATAAGGATATTACGGTTGTTATATTCGGAGAGGGTCAAGGTCATGCGGAAGCGGTTTATAATCGCATTAAAAGGTTAAACATCCCAAACGTAATTGATATGGTTGGGAAAACAACTACAAGACAGTATGTTAACTTGGCATTAGAAGCGGATTTAATTTTCACAAATGATTCTGGAATAGTTAATATCGGCGCAATCTTTGACAAAAAGATTTTAGCGATATATTCTACAGTCCCCGCTGAAACGAGGATTAATCATTATCCTACGGTTGAGGGTTTACAGGTCAAGAGTAGTTGTTCACCGTGTTATAAATTATCGGCAGAGTGTGTGCATAAAGATAAATGTTTAAATACGGTTACGGTCAATGAAGTATTCACAAAAATTGTCAGTATGCTGGAGGTCAAATGAATTACGAAGTTATTGTATTGAACTGGAACGCAGTATCAAAACTGGCTTATTGTTTGGAAGCTTTAAAACAAAATTCTTTTTATAAACCAAAGATAACAGTCATTGATAACGCTTCGACAGACGGTAGTATTGAGTTTTTAAAACTTAAAAAAGTCAATACGATATTCAATACGGAAAATAAACTCTTCACAAAGGCGTATGCAGATTATTTAAAAATCGGTGGTAAGGATAAATACTTTGTTATTATGAATAACGATTGCGTAGTTGAAAAGAACTGGGATAAACCGTTAGTTGAGTTTATGGAAAAGAACGAACGGGTCGGATTGGTGGCTCCTATGTTGGTTGATATAACAGGTCAGCAAGTACAAAATATGGGCGGACTGGCGGACTTCTGTTCTCACAAGGGCGGAGTACCGCAGATGTGGAAACAACCTGAAGAAAATCTCTGGACGACAGGAGCGTGTATCATGGTTCGGCGTTCTGCGTTTGACGAAGTGGGTGGATTTGATGAACAATTTTTATTCTATTGTTCGGATTCGGATTTATGTTTGAAACTTGGATTTGCAGGTTACAAAGTATTTAATATCCCAACAAGTAAGGTAAGACATTTCCACATGCAGTCAACAAAAAAAGCACAAAGCGAAGGTTTACCAATAATGCAGATTGGACAGCAAGACCAGTTGAAGTTTAATAAAAAATATGAGTTGCACGGTTTGAGGATAGGACAAATGAGAGAACCAGTCTTAGAGGCGGTTGTATGAGTTATGTTGGTACAAACGATGTTATAAATATATTCGGCGGTACAAAACGAATCACAGTCGGATCTGGTACAAACATGGTAACTACAGCTTTAATTGAAAGTAATATTTTAAAAGCGGACGCTTTAATTGACGGTTACTTAAATAATATTTATGGTACGTCTGGATTTGGGACTTCCGCTTCTGGAACTCGTGGAGTACCCGCCTTAATAAAAAGTATAAGTGAGGATATTTCGGCGGCGTATACAATTGACAGCGTAACTTTACCAATAGAAAATTCTTTAGTTGATTACGGAACACGGTTAATGGTTCGGGCTATGTCAACACTTGAAAAGATTTTAGCAGGTGAAATAATCTTGACAGGATATTCCGCTGAGGAAACAGCAATACCTCAGGGTGGGGATTATGACTTTACAGTATACGATGAACTTGTTTCGTTAAGCGGTACGGAGTTAGTCAATCTTTCATGGCGAAAGGTTGTACCATATAGCGAGGACGTGAAAGAAAACGTTTTAGACGGTACGACAGTTTACACCAGAGATACAGATTACAAAATGTATTACTTTAATGACAGGACTTCGGGAACTAACTTCGGAAAGATACGCAGGTTAGCGACTGGCTCAATAACAAACAATCAGCAAGTCAAGGTTACATATAATGTCTATAAAGAACACGTGTTTGGTATTGTTGATAGGCAAGCGATGGGACAGGCTGATTCAGGTGTTGGCATAGGACAGGTATTACCGTGAACGTAGAGATTAAAGGTTTAGACGAATTGAACCGAATAGTTTCTGATATACGTTCCGAAATCCTGAATGATTCATCTGAACTTTTAGATTACATAGCGGATAAGGTTGTTTTTCCTTCAATCATACGAAATTTTAAAGAAGAGGGTCGTCCAAAATGGCAGGGATTAGCGCCTCGGACACAAATTGAAAGAGCCGGTGAAGGTTACTCTCCTTCTAATCCGATATTATATCGGTCTGGAGAATTATTTAGAAACTCAACAACAAAGGACGGCGTAAATTATGATCTCGGCAAACATCAATTGACTATGGATTGCATGTTGCGAAAGGGTGAGTGGTTGCATTTCGGGGTGGGCAAGTTACCTGCTAGACCGTTCTTTTATTTGCAGAAAGAAGATGAAGCGAAAGCGGATAGAGAACTTGGGGTTTTTGTAGCTAAAAAATTACAAGGTATATTAAAAGGATAAAAGAATGAAAGAAATACTATATTGTAAAAATAAAGCCGCTTTCGGATATAAGAAGATTTCCGCAATTAAAGATGTTGGCTATAACTGGGGAGAAGGCGAACTTAATAAAAAAGAATTTGGTGTTCTTTCCGTAAATATTTCGCAAGATAAAATAATAAGTTGGGAGAATGAAAACAAATATTGTGTTAATGACGCAGGGACGGCAATAATCGAAACGCCGATTGAATATCAAGCGAAAGAAGAATTCATTAATCCGCTTGAAATTCCAAAGGAATAACAATGTCAATAAGAACTGTTGGTGTCGGGAAAACATACGCAACAATACAGGCAGCGCTTGATAATTTATTTACTACCGTTGGCACTGCGGATTATACTGAAACACATACAATAGAAGTATACAACGGTACTTATACTGAAACAGTGGCGCCAAACCCGAATATGAAGCCGACAGTTACAAACAGATTGGTAATTACATCAGCAACTGGAAATACTCCTATTATTGACGCTCAATCAATCAGGAATTATTGTTTTAGTACCAATACAATTAAATATTTTACATTGCGAGGATTTAAGCAAACTGGTGCATTGTTAAGAGCGGTAACTTACGATGTTACTGGCGGTGGAGTGATAATAGAGCAGAATACATTTTATAAAAATGCACAAGGGATGCGAATAAGTACTCTTCCCATAACAGCTCCGACAACAATTATTATAAATAATATATTTTACAAAAACTACGATGGTATTCAGATAAATAATTCATATAATTGCAGTATTTATAATAATACATTTTACGCGTTCGGTGAGGTAGCATTGACTACATCTGGAGTAAATACTATATTTAAAAATAATATAGTTTGGACTGAGGATGTGGTTAATATAATTATTGGTTCCGGTTCTATTGCCTCTTTTGTATCAAACAATAATTGTTTTTACAGAACTATTAACAATTATAATTCAGAGTCTTCTGTCAATATTATTACTGCAAATTCTATCGGATATACATTGGCAACATGGCAAGCATTTTCAGGACAAGACTTGTCAAGCAGATCAGCCGTCAATCCTAAATTTGTTGATATTTCTACAGAGGGATATAATAATTTTGCTATAAAAGACACTTCTCCTTGTGTAGGAGTAGGAGAAAATTTGTCGGCTATATTTACAACAGACTTTAACGGCGCGACGCGTGTTGCTGTTGGCGCGTGGGATATTGGAGCGATAATAAATAGCGCGGTTTACATTCCTGTGATTTCAGGACAGGCTTTAAGTAATTATGCTCCGACACAAGACCAAAATATAACGGCGACATGTAATGTTTTAGGAACTCCAAATAATGTTACTTTTAGAGTAAATGGAAAAGTATTTTTAATGGCATTGGACACAGGAACAGTATACACAAAAACAATTAAATGTATTGATATAGGGCTTTGTTCTAATGCCACAGTTGAATTTTTTGCCACAAATAATATAGGGGGCGACGAAGAAGACGCGGATTCTACTTTAACAATTTCGCAGTCTAACTATACTAATCAGTATAACGTATTGTTAGGAGATTTAAAAGATTTACTTAATGCGGAGTTTGCTACTGCTGAAAATATGGCGGTGCTAATAGGAGATAGAGTTTTTCTTGGAACTATTCCTGCTATTGTTCTTGAACCGTACGACAAGGAAATTCAGCAGGGAATAACTTACGGAAAGAAAGATTATACTTTTAGAGTTAATATTTGGATATATCACAGCACAAACGAGGAGGAGCAATCTGTAAAATCATTATCCGAAACATCAGAGCGGGTAGAAGAGTTACTCATTGACAACGTCCAGAATCCAGTACAAGACGGGTCTAAGTGGTATCAATCAGAAATAGAAAAAGTTGAGTATGGTGTTGTAAATAAAGCTAACGAAACGCTTAGAACGTGTAAGCTCACAGTATTATTTAAAAAACGTATTACAAAATAAACAGGAGGACATTATGGGTATATATAGTTTGAACAAATTAAAAGGGATTGCGATAGGACGTGAAACCGCTTTTGGTGCAGGTGGAACGGTATCTGAGTGGATTGGAGCTTCTGAAGAAAGTTTACAGTTAAGTATTCCAAACGAGAATATAAAAGAACTTAACCAAAGACGTGAAGTTAAAAAGACATATCAGAAAGCTCGGTCAGTTGAAGGTGGGGTAAACTTCGATGTTGATATAGACAATGGACTTGGCGTAATTCTGCGGTCGTTCTTTGGTACGGTTACAGATGTTTCGGCAAACGGAACTTTTATTACTGCTTATAAGCACACATTCGAGTTTCGGCAGGGGGCGGAGGTTGATTCAGTCTGGATTTCGTCAAACAAACTCCCTGGTACAAACGTAGCTAAAAATTATGTTGGACTTGTACCTGCTTCAATCGGGTTTGATTTCCCAGAGGATGATACGATTAAAGCACAAGTATCTTTCCTCGGTCAGAACGAAGCGACTGGAACGGTTATGAATGGAACTTACGGTACTTTCCAGCCGTTTACTTCTATGGGCAATTTACAGGTATTGATTGACGGTGTTGTAAATTCAGATATAACTAATCTTAGTATTGAGCCGAACAATAACGCAAAAAAGATTATGGGAGTGGGAACTAACAACACTATAAGTAAAATTGTTTATGGTGAGGTTGTGTGTGAGGGTTCGTTTGATATAGTATTTGTGGATGAAACAGAAAGGAATAAATTTATCAATAAGACGGCTTCTACTCTTCAAATTAAATTAACTGGTGCGACACTTTCGGGAACTGCAAAGGCAGAGTTAAATTTTAAAATGCCAAAGGTTGAATATGTTGAAGCTCCATTTGAAGACAAAGACGGCGTGATTGGTGCGACAATAGGATTCAAAGCAATCTACGGAGCAAATGCGGTGGGTACTGGTGCATTGATTTGCGAATTACAAAATACAAAAGCGTCCTACTAGGAGGAATATCAATGATAATAAATGATGAAGCAGTTGAATATACATTAAAGGCGGAAAAGGGAAATCCTAATGCTTCCGTATTTCTGTTAAAAGAAATTACTTGTGGTGTGTCATTCCGTGTTCAAAACGAAGCAACATATATTGATGACAAAGGAAAGTATCGGGTTAAACTCGGTGAAGCACAAAAGATACAGCTAACATCCTGTCTGGTCGGGTGGCGTAACGTTAAGAATAAAAAGGGTGAGGACTTGGCTTTTACCGTAGAAAACGTTTTGAAATTACCCGTCAAAATACAAAGTGAATTGAATGAAGAAATAAATTTTATATCAATGCCAAAGGATGATGAAGTAAAAAACTGATAGAGGCGGTCAGATGTTTATTAACTGGTCGCCATGACAATAAGATTGAGCAGAAGTATTGGAATATAATTAAGATGTTCAATCGGTGCGAACAGAATAAATGTCTACCAAAGTTCGGCGGGCTAGAAAGTCAAAGTGAAAAGATGATGACTTGGTTTGATATTATTCGACACGAATACGACAGTTATCGAAAGAAAGAAATGGAACGAGAAGCGAGAATAAGAGAAGTTAAGTCGAAATTAAAAAGGCGGTAAACGTGGCAACATCCGAGTTGAAAATAATTTTATCCGCAACCGACAAAGCAAGTCCTAGCATTAAAGGTCTTGAAGCTAGTTTGGGCAATCTTGTAAAAGGTATTAGTGCTATATATCTGTTAACTAAAGCATTTGAGGTTTTACAATCCAGCATAAACGCCGCCGCTAAAGAAGAACAGCAATTGAGAACATTGCAATCAGTTATAGAAAATCAAGGTGAAAAATGGAGCGACTTAAGTGAAAATGTTTCCGATTATATAACAACTTTAGAACGCAGTACAATGTTTACGGACGATCAGTTAATTCCATCAATGAAACAATTGATAAATTCCGGTATGTCTGCACGAGAGGCAATGAACGCTTTAGCTACAGCAACGGATTTAGCAACAGCAAAAGGAATTGATTTAGAAACTTCCGCCAATTTAATTGGTAAAGCTTATATGGGGAATACTGAAGCTCTTAAAAGATATGGCATTCAAGCGGATGATTTTAATGGGGTAATGGGAGAAATACAAAATAAATTCGGCGGAACGGCTACAAAAGAAATGGATACATATAATGGGCAATTACAAATAATGGAAGACTACTTTAGTTCAATTGCAAAGATGTTAGGTAATGTGTTTACACCTATTTTAAAAGACGCAATGAAATTAATAAATGCTTTTTTTGCTTATCTTTTACCAACATTAGACCAAGCATTAACGAAGCAGGGAGAATTATTAACTCAACAGAATAATTACGTTAAAGAACTGGAATCACAGCAAACAAGACTTTTAGAACAGGGTCGAACAGCAGAAGCCGCTTATCAAAAATTACAATTAGACGCTGTAAAAAAACAACGCGATGATGTTAAAGCTGTTTATGAGCAAATGGCGGCGGATAGGGATAAGGCGAAATTAGGCGCGACCCCTTATACTCCAGAAGATAGTACAAAGCAAAAAGCAGAAGATGAAAAAGATGTTATAGATTGGTTAGAAACGCAGGCTCGTAAAGCGGCGGAAGGCGCTAAACTTACAGAGGCAATGTGGAATGAAATCAATCAATTAACAATGTCTGGTTACGATTATGAAATTCAGTTGATTGATACAAAAGCACAAAAAATGATTGACGCTGGACAAAGTGAAGTACTGGTTGCCCAATGGGTAGCGGAACAAAAGAAACAATTGGTGCAAGAAGAAATTCAATCAGATACTGATTTACTTGACAGCGAATTATGGTTAACTTCGCAAATAGAAGAGGCTGGTAAAACATTAAGGGCAAATGAAGTGGAAGCAGAAAAAGTTAAAAATGATGAACTATTACAATTAGCCGGTACATCATCTCAAGCAATTACAGCTTTAGGTGTAGCAACAAACTCGGCAACGTTAAAGGGTATGGGTATTGTTATATCTGGTGTGCAGAACGCAATCAATGCGGTTAATGCAATGATGATGGCTTCGGGTCCAGTCGGATTTATACTTGGATTGTTAGGTTTTGTAACAGGAGTTGCAAATACTGTTTCATCTCTTAATCAGTTAGCGGAATTAGAAAATCAAAACGCGTCTTTATTGGAAACAGGAAATACGGGAATTACGACAATTACAAATCCTACAACAACAACAATAAAGTCCTCAGATTCAGTTAGCACTAATAGTGGTGTATCATCAGTAGAGCGTGCCTCTTCTCCGACATATTACAATATCAGTAATACGTACAATTTAAATGCGGGGGTCGTATTAGGTGATGAGTTTAATATTTCCGAAGCATTTAAAAGGTTAATGAAAAAATATGATGAGCAATCAGCATTGACAATGGCAGGTGCATAATGGGTAATATGCGTATGATATACACAAATCAAGGGACGTTAGGGACGTATGACTTTAATGATAATCCAAGCAATTATACTCATGATGAAATCGGATTAGAAAATAACGAGAGAAATGTTAATGCCGGTCTTGTGGCTTATAACAATGGAATTTATCACGTGTTTAGTTTGTCGTTTGACAATATCGGAACCGAACAACTGGCAAAATTTGGAACAATATTCCGTACAAGGTCAAATATTACTTTTTTCCCAATGGATGAAACAAGAGGAACTACGGAGAGTTTTACAGTATGGTGGATGTCCCCTTTCAATCCAAAGTTAGTAAACAACTTCTGGGGTGGTGGGTATTCAATTGATATAACTTTAGAAAGTTGTTAGGAGTATAAATGGAAAATATATTTACCGATAGAGATAATATATCCTCTGATTTTTATTCTGAATTAAATAAAACTACAGGTGCATCTCCGGATTATAAATTATTTATTGGAGAGGGGGGATTTTTAATAGATACTGCCTCTACGTGGAGATTAGGAACATTAGAAAATATTGAAGTAGGAACGACAGGAACTTATAGAAATACTGGGAATATACATCTTAAATATGGGACATTTGGAACTATAGCTCCATTTGGAACTGGATATGCTTTAGGGTTTAATGGTACTAATTCTACTATTTATGGGACTGTTGGTAAACCAAATTTACCTATTAGTTTAATGTGCTGGGTAAAACCAAAACATGGAACCTGTGTAGGTATATTTGATAGCGCGCCACGAACTGTTGGTGCTTTGAGAAATTTTGAACCTGGAAAATTTGAATGGCAAGGGGTGAATCTTTCCGCGAATATGGAATTGACGGCTGGAACGTGGAATCATCTAGCCGTTATAATAAATAGTGTATTGGGAACACGCACAATAAAAATCTATACAAACGGAACGGCAGGTACTACAGCTGTTATTGCAGGCAATACTGATTTTGGTTGGGGTACAAGAATAATATTTGGTAATTACAATGAGGGGGAAGGGGTATTTAACGGAACTCTTGATAATATACTTATTTATAGTGGTAGAGAACTTACCGGAACTGAAATATGGAAACATTGTTATGAAAATTCTATAGAGGTAGGAAGTTTAATCTGGTACTCTCCATTTATGGAAGGCTCTGGAACTTTAATAACAAATGAAATTAATTCAGTAAAAGGTACTTTGTCTAATGTAGGATGGGATGCAAATGGTCTTGGAACTCTTCCAATATCTTACGGAACTAGATATTATTCAAATGGAACATATACCTCTATAGTATTTGATGGAGGAATTTATACTGAATACAAAAACTTTAGTATAGATTTTCTTCTTAATGAGGGAACTCTTATTCATCAGTTCCGGACAGGGTCTACTTCTGTTGATTGCTTAGCAAAAGATTGGAGTACAATATATCCTGGAATAAATAATAATGTTGTTAATAATAGATTTTCTCAATTTAGAAATTTATTGAGTTCGGATGGAACAACATCTCCTTATGTCGGTAAATTTTATGCCGAGGCGCAATTAGATATAAGTAATAGAATAATAACAACACCTGAAATATCGCGCAGTTTAGAAAGATTATTTCAAGAAACTCAGATAACCTCGATAGGAATAAATATAGATAATACAGATGGTTATTTTAATCCATTTGGAACAGGAATATTTGTAGTTAATTCAATGTATAATAAACCTATTAAGATGTGGAAAGGGTTTAAGTATGGGTGGAATGGTATCAATTGGGGAACGGCTGAATATATTCCGGCATTTACTGGATATATAGATAATATTCAATTAGATAAAAATGGTAGAGCTGTTTTGAATGCCAGAGATAACGGAAAGATATTTCAGATTAGAACCTCGGAAAAAGTAACTGAATCTGGTTTGGCAGGAGGAACGTATTGGAAAGGATTAGAGGTTGGAGATGCAGTTAAAAAAGTAGTGGAGCAAGGAGCAGGATTATCTTCTGTTGATTATTATATACAGAGAGGAATCGTTAAAGACCACACAGGGAGTAGACATTTAAGCATAGATTCTAATTATATAAATTCTGGGACAATGGCGTCCATGACTGTTTTAAACAATATATTATATTTTACAATAGGTACTAATTTATACGAATGGGATGATTATGCATCTAATTTACCTAAAAAAATATATTCCTTTAATTATCCTCCGCATTCTTCTGCTACCGATGGGACAAAATTATATTTTGTAAAATCTCCTGAAAGTGGAACCGCAGAATATAGGAATTATTTATCTTCTTTTGATGGTACAGTTGAAACATTATTAGAAAATTATGGAACACAAATAGGTACTAATCTTTACGGACGAGGTAATGTTGTTTGTTCGGGGAACGGAATATATTATTCCGTACATACTTTAAACTGGGCTGTTTCTGGGACAACTGATGGTGTTTGGGTGAATTATGGAACTCCATTTACGGGAACAAGATTATTTTTTATGGCACAACCAGATTCGTTACAACATGATTGTTCTGGCGTAGCGGTGAGCGGGGACTATGTCTGGGGTTTTGGAATAGGCACATCCACACATCCAATTAAAATATGGTCGACAAAAACTAATTCTTTATCTGGGTCTTTTGTTGGCACAGGTAGGTTATTGCCATATATTGATGGTGATATTATTACAGTAACCGCTCCGATTTCGGTAAGCGGAACTTCATTTAAAACATTCCCTCCTAATATTTGGGACTCTGAAAACTCTGTTACTTTATCATTAAAACCTGAAGTGTTGGGTGTTGGAACAGTTATACTCGTGTATGAAAACGATATTATAACTGGGACAGTATACACCACTGGTACTAATTATAATTCTTTATTGCATTCTTTTTTTACGCCCATGAACAACCAAATGCAATTTAGATCTAGCAGATATTATGGTATTTTTGGAACTAACCCTTATTCCGTTACAACGTATTCTGATGAGTATGAAGGGCATATTGGAACTTTTGAAACTGGTAATTCTGAATATATTTCTGATGTTTTACAAAATTTAGCTAAAGATACGAATTATATTCAATATATTTCAGAGGAAGGAAAATTTAATTTTGTTAATAGAGATAGTGGAACTGCTATAAAATTTGTTTTTGGAACACAAGATATTTTAGACTTATCGTCTATTAAGGGTGATAATGTATCATCGGCAGAAATAATTAATTATGCTATTTGGGGAACTGCTACAGGAACAGTTAGTTATGAGGATTTGCCATCACAAGGAACATATGGAGTTCAAACATTTAGGTACCAAAGCAAATATGTTTCAAACGGAACTTTGGTGTCAGATATATTATACTCAATGATTCGGGGGTTCGCTTATCCAAAAGGAATACTAACAACTAAGTTACGTTACTATCCTGTTGTAAAATTATTTGATGTTGTTGGACTAGACTACGCAAAATTAAATTTATCTGGGACGAAACCGTGGCAGGTCATAGGATTATCGGAAAATAATGTTAATACAACATTAACATTAAAAGAGGTATAAATGAAAATAAATGATAAAATTTTACACATAATAGTATCGGCATTGTTGACAATAATTATTTGTTTTTTAACAAGAGATATTTATATTGCGATAGGTGTTACATTTGCCTTAGGATTAGTAAAGGAAGTAACAGACGAAACAGATTTTGATTTTAAAGATTTGCTTGCTGATATTGTTGGTATATTGGCAGGAATTTTAATTATAAAGGGGATATTATGACAGACAGACAAAAGAAAGCAAGTAATGTGGTGTACCTATTATTGCAGGGGGCGGTTATAACTATTTTAATATGGTTGACAGGCATGGCTATAAGTAAAGGAGATACCGCCTTAGACAAAGCAAACACTGTTGAAAAGACACAATGCGGACAAACTGAAACTTTAAAGTATGTCGCTGAAACGTTAAAAGAGGTTAAGGATGATGTTAAAGAAATAAAGAGGGATATGAAAAAATGAAACGTCCATCTCAAAAGATGTTAATGTGTTGGGCTTTATTTGTACTATTTGCCTATGTCTGTGCGTTCAGGGACTCAATAATTGTCGGTATAGTTGCTCCAGTATTTACAATCACAATAAGTTGGCTGTTTAGACTGCGAATCACAGAGAAAAGGGATGAACAGTCCCAAAAGGGTGACAACACGCCTAAAACAGGCATTTAAATGCTATTCTGTGCATTGTAGACGTGCATATTGACAAAATTGCGATTATAGGATATAATTACCTCATGGAAAACCTAGAGAAGTTGACAGACGCCTTCCGAGAGATGATTTTAAAACCCCGATACAAATTAGAACAAAAGAAAATTATAAATAATATTTTAGAATATCATGACAAGAATGGTGGGGTAACAAAACATCAAATTCGATTGCTTGGTGAGATTTACGCCAAGTATCAGAAATAAAATATGGGGTGGTGTGCGTTATAAAGTGGTTAAGAACCTGCCGACCATGTGGCGGCTGCACTCGACCCCGCCAAAATAGGAGAAGCAAATGTCAAAAGAAGATGTACAGAGAGATGTATTACTGTTGAAACCGGAATTACAGAATCTGGTAAGGAACATCGAAATAGGAATAATTCAATACCATAACCTACCGTTGAAAGTTTTTGAAACAAAAAGAACACTAGAACGACAAGAATGGTTGTTTGAACAGGGTTACTCAAAGACACTAAACTCACGGCATTTAGACGGTTCCGCTGTAGATTTTGTTTATTATAAAGATGGAAAGTGGTCTTGGGATAACGGGGTGCTTCACTATTACCACTTTTTAGGGGAAAGGGTAAAAGAACTTTTTGGGAATAGATTGATGTGGGGAAAGGACTTTATTAATCTTACGGACTTACCTCATTTTGAGTTAAAAAAATGAATATAAATAAATATGGAGAAAATAAACGAAGGTGCGTTAAATGTAAAGAAATAAAAGAAATATGCAATTTTTCAGGAGATAAAGGAAGATATTTAGGTAAAAGTTATCTCTGTAAAACCTGTTCACGTATTAAAGGAAAAAATAGACCAAAGAGGGTTCTAACTTATGAACAGAAAATTGTGAGAAAACAGCAACAATTAAAATATTCACGAAAGTTTATTATAAATACATATAAACTTATGGATATAAAAAAGTTTAATAATGAACCAACTTTAATAGAAACAAGTAATAAATTGAAAATAATAATGGATATGCAAAAACATAAATGTAATTATTGTGATATAGATTTGCACAATATACCAAAGGGTAATGGCAAAACAAGGTCAACCTATCACTTAGACCACAAAGACGCAAATAGAAATAATTGGAGTTATGTTAATTTACAATTTCTATGTTGGTCTTGTAATGTTCATAAATTAGATATGCCACACAGCGAAGAAATAAAAATGCTAATAGGAAGTATTAGTAAAATGAGGTGGAACAGCTCATACTTTGAGCTAAGACCATGATTATTTATGTATCAATTATTATTGGATTATTATTAATATACGCGGTTATATTTAACTATATTGTAAAATATATGGAAGATATATGACATTAATGGAGAATATATGAAACTTATATTTGTATGGATAGGAGTAAATATACTGTTTGCTTTTCTTGTTTGTGCAAAAATATTCAGGAGGAAACATTGAAATGGCGAAAACACATAGAAGGATTCTCAATCAGTTTTGTAATCTTTCTACCCATTATATTTTTAATACAGGGGATGGAGAGCCGAGAGAAACAAACGGATATACAATACCGGCTAAACCTAGCGGAACAAGAGATGTATCGAATACAAGCGAAGGTGTCAGACCTGAAGCTACAGCTACAACAAGAAAAACAGATTCAAGCAACAATTGATTATTATAATAAAGTAAAAACTTTAGAACACTGGAAACTAAATAAAAATAAAATTAAAGTATGGTTTAATTGTACTGAATGGCAAAAGTTAGCAGGTGAAGAAAAAAATATTGATTTGACGTGTTGGATGATAGCTTTGATACACAAGGAAAGCAACGGGAATGCAAAAATAGTTTTCCGAGAAAAAGACGGTACACTTTCATATGGCATAACCCAGATAAATATTACCTGTCTACGAAAGATAGAAAAATATCTTGATAAAAACTATCCTGAATTTATAGGTCGGGATATCAGAACTGATATTGAAAAAAATATAGCAGGTCGATACTACTGGATTAAATTGCGAAAACAATACGGTAAGAATTGGAAGTACTTAGGTAATGCGCAACCACTATATAATACGCTACAAAAGGTTAAGCTCAATGGGTAAGAAATTAGAGTACACTCCCAACAGTAAAATACGTCAAGCCTTACGGAAATTAACACTATGGTCAAGAGAACGTAACGCCGCAATGAAACGAGATAAATATACGTGTACGACTTGCGGAAAAAAGAAATCAGCAAGAAAAGGTTTTGAGGTGAAAGTTGAAGCTCACCACAAGAACGGAATAGATTGGCAGGGAGTATGCGATTTTATAAGAGAGCGGGTATTGCAGACTGCGGATGATTATGAATGTCAATGTGATGACTGTCATAAAATAAAAACAGAGGAACAACGTGGATAATAAAATATACGGAATATCGGGATTGGTTGTAGGCTTCCTTGTTGCGTTTTTGATATTCGGTAAAGCTCCAGACGTAAAAGTTGTTACACAAATAAAAGTCTTAACCAAAACGGTTACGATAAATAAAGATAGAATTATAGACCGTGAAACAATAAAATATTTGGATGGGACTGTGAAAATAATTGAACATGAAGTTATTAAAGATAAGATAGTTGAAAAAGAAGTCGTGAAGGAAGTTCTAAAAGAAAAGATGATAAATTACACGGGATCCGCTTTTGTGATGTTCGATAATCTTACATTAGTACCCTCCGATGTTGGCATTTCATATCTGATAATTCCACCGATACAGGCAATAGCTCAATATGATATTAATAATAAAAAGATTAAAATCGGATTAATGCTACAGTTTTAACATTTATTTTACCTGCCGAAACCATCTGAAAACCATTATAATATCAATATTCTGTAAAGTTATGGTAGTTTTAACACCTTTTTAACTTGACGATTCTTCGATACTATGTTATAATTCCAATAACAAAGGGAGGTGATAAAATGGAGTATAGAAAATTAAGTCCAGAAGAAAAACAAAAAATAAAAGACGAAACCTTGCAGAAATATTTTAGATGTGAGGACGGCGAGGAAAAAGAATTACTAAAAATAGAACTGCATATAATGTTGGGAATAGGAGAACAGCGATGTCTGATATAGTCCCTGATAGTTGCGCCTTAGATTTGGATAGAATCAGAGAAAAAATGTCCGAGAGGGAGGATAGGGAACAACAGGAACGAGAGAAAGAGGGTATTGTAGTCTGCCCGATATGCGGTGCTGACAAGATTGAAGAAGAACAATGTGAGATATGCGGTGATAGAATTGACTGGGCTAAAAGGTGAGGTGCGAAATGAGAGATATTAAGTTTCGGGCATGGGACGAGCAATATAAGAAAATGTATTATCATGGATTTTGGGTAAGCTGTAATTATCCTAATTCTGACGGTGACATCTGTTTTGATAGAGATATATTTAAATCAGGAAAATACAACCCATTGAAAATACAGATTACACAATTCACGGGACTTAAAGACAAAGACTGGAAAGATATTTACGAAGGGGATATTTTAAAAGCTGGTGATTATATTTGTGTTGTAAATTGGAACGAGAAGTTTGCAAGTTTTTGTGTTAACAAAAAAGGCTGGATGTTTAGTCATTTTTTTGAGGAACATTGCGAAACACAAAACGTTGAAGTTATTGGAAACATCTACGAAAATCCAGAATTATTGAAGGAGGAATAATGACAGATTTTGTAAGATGCTCGGCGTATATGAGTTGTTCAACAAAAGGTTGCAGTCATAAAATAAAACACACAAAAAGCTCACACTGCAAATGTTTTGGAGGCGCTAGATGTACCCCAATGACAACAAAAGTAACAAGTAAAGTAACCGAAAGTTTCAGTAAAATAATGTACAACAAAATAGATGATGTTCAACACCCTAAAGCAAGACCACTGTTTTACGATATACAGGAGTTTATTGTCAAGCCTGCACGTAAGGTAAAAATTAAACAATGTCCCAAAGGAGGAATGAAAAATGTGTGAGTTTATATCGGTAATAAAGAAAGAGAACCGGCTGTACTATCTAACAGATTTTGAAATATTTTCAGCGCACGGAGAGGAGTCATTGTCAGATTGTAAGGATAATGATTTTTTGGGACACGGAGCAATCCGTAAATTCTATAAAATTGAAGGCGGTGAACAAATAGAATACCGTAATTTTTGGGAGTGTTCAGTCCCGACTGAATTAAAGGACAAAATAGAGAAATTCGATTATTATTTTGGCAGGACTTTTGCCAAATATTTTCAAAACGGCGACCTGCGTTATATAATCGCATACGCACCGGAGAAATACAAAGGACTGGCGAGTGAACAACTATTGAAGCAAAATCCGTCTAACTACGACCTGCAATATATCGTCGCACACGCACCGGAGAAATACAAAGGACTGGCGAGTGAACAACTGTTGACGCAAAATCCGTCTAACGGCGACCTGCGTTATATAATCGCATACGCACCGGAGAAATACAAAGGACTGGCGAGTGAACAACTATTGAAGCAAAATCCGTCTAACGGCGACCTGCGATATATCGTCGCATCCGCACCGGAAAAATATAAGAATCTGGCGTGGGAACAACTATTGAAGCAAAATCCGTCTAACGGCAACCTGCGATATATAATCGAATACGCACCGGATAAATACAAAGGACTGGCGTGGAAACAACTGTTGACGCAAAATCCGTCTAACGGCGACCTGTGTTATATAATCGAATACGCACCGGAGAAATATAAAAGTCTGGCGTGGGAACAACTAAAACAGCGCGAAAAGTAAAAATTCAAAGGAGGAAGAAAAAAGGAATAGAAATACCTGAGAGATTTAAGGACAAGATTATAAATTAAACAATGTTCCAAGAAGGGATTAATTTACCGTCAGAAGGTATGGGGAGTAGACTAGATACCTGCTCCCCGAGGAGAACAAAAGAATGAACAAAAAGAAGATTAACAAAGGTGGACGTCCAAAGAAAAAGGATAAAATGTCAGCGGTGCAGATTTCATTGTACCCACGGGAAAAGGGATTTATGCAGGAGGTAACAAGGATAAACGGGTTGACAGTCAGCGCAATGGGAAGGGAAGCTATTGGAAACCATTTATTGAAATTCGGATATAAGCAGGAGGAAAAAACAAAATGACGGAAAAAATTGATACAGGGGAAGCATTAGAAATTATTAACGTTGCTCCAACTCAAACGGTTAGAATGGCTATACCTGTAAAAGAATTTATAAAGTCTTTGCAGGAGTATAAAGAGTTAAAAGCTGCAATAAAAACAAAAGAAGATGTGCAGTCAATACAAGGACATGAATTTCTTAAAAAAAGTTATTGGCGAAAAGTAAACAATGCCTTTAATTTGTCAGTAAGGATAATTAAGGAAGTTGAATTGACGCTTGACAATGGTGATACTGCATGGGATTTTACATGTGAAGCTATGGCTACAAACGGAAGAATTGCACCGGGGACAGGATCTTGTTCTTTGTATGAAAAGGCAAAATTTGTTGATGGTAAGTTTCAGATACCAATAGAAGTATGGAAGAAGAATCCTACATCTGGAAAAAGTTTTAAAGAATTTGCCAGAGATCCAGAAGGGAATATTAAATATGACCCTGCGTTTCCAAATACAAGGCATAACGCAAGGTCGACTGCGGAAACAAGGGCATATAACCGCTGTGTCAGTAATCTTGTTGGTGGTGGAGAAGTAAGCTGGGAAGAAGCAGAGGGTAATGAGGAACAATATCTTAATAGTGAGCCAGAACATCCACCGATTAAACCTCACGAAACAACAAAACCGCCAGTGGCTAAGACTGAAACAAAGACCGAAACAAAACCAGCGGTAAATCAAGATATAAATGCGAAGCCTTGTAATGATGAACAGGTTGAGGCTATAAAAATGTTGGTTGCTGTATCGCCAAACCCAAAAGAAGTGGGGGACTGGATAGAAAGGGCGTACAAGGTACAGTATTTCGGTCAGCTGTCATACGATAAGGCTAAAAAAGTAATTGCCATATTGGAAAAACAACAGGCGGACTTGAAGGCTAAAATGACGGCAGAGGCTAATACGGCAACCGAAACGGTAAGTGGTGACCCTGTTGAAACACCGGCGGAAGAACAAGGTCATACGGAAACTCCGAAAACTGGTAAACCTATCAGCCAGAAACAAATAGACCTTGTCAATAAATTATTAAAGCATTACAAGGAGCGGTCAGCGGGTAAATTGTCAGTATTGCTTGTTGGTGAAGGCGCAACAAAATTAGAAACCTGTACATCCTGGCAGGCAACGGCTCTAATCAAAAAGTTGATAGAGCAAATTGATGTTGACAAAAAGGCAAGGGCGGAAGATGATGTCAACAATCCCTAAAATAGATTTTGATGAAAGCACCCATACTTATCGTGTTGCAGGGGTTGTTATTCCCTCTGCGACACAGATAATAACTGGATTGGCCATGGTTGACTTTGGCGCTGTGCCAAAACACAATTTAATTGAAGGAAGGGACAGGGGAAGGGAAGTACATGCTATTTGTGAAAGTTTTGACAAAGGTATACTCTCGATACCATCAATAGACCCTCGTCTGGTGGGTTATTTTAAGGCTTACTTGCAGTTTTGTAAGGATTTTAACCCCGAATGGCTTGAAATCGAAACCATGTACTACAATCAAACGTGGGGCTATTGTATGCGGTTGGATAGGATAGGTCTGATAGGTAAGAAAATAATATTGTTAGATCTAAAGACCTCTCAAATGAAAATGCCTTCCCACTGTATTCAAACCGCATTATATCAGAAAGGATGGGAGGAAAATACGGGAAAAAAGATACATGAGAGATGGGTACTGCAATTAGTGGAAGATGGGAAATACAAGATTAAAGAGCATAAAAACAATTCGGATTTTAGTTATGCTTTATCAGCGGTTATGGTTTATAAATGGAAAGTCCAGAACAATATGGACTATGACATTAAGGCAAATTTAGAGATGTTTAACTTTTAAAGGAGAAAGACAATGTCAAACGAATTAGTCCCAATGGAAACAGTAGTAAAATTAGATGAAACATTTACACAAATTAGTAATTCATTAAAGCCGATTGAAGAGAAATTGAAAGAGCTGAAGGAAATGTCCCTTGTCTGGGATATTCAGTCATCAAAAGCATTAACAGAGGCGCGGGGTGTTTTGATAAAAAACAACACTGATTATACAGATATTGCGAATACTCTTGTTTACAACAAGGAAAAGTTAAAACACTTAGAAGCGATACACAAAACGTATCGGGATCCGTTTAACGGTGTTTTAAAGATAATTTTAGATTGTTTTAAGTCCTGTAAAAGTAATTATGAAAAGTGTATAGAAATAGAGAGCGGAGCTGTTACTGCGTGGAACGAGAAAATCCGATTAGAAAATGAACGTCTACAACGTGAAGCAGAAGCGAAGGCTCAAGCAGAAGCTAAAAAACTAGAAGAAAAAGCAGCGAAGGCAAAGACGCCTGAAAAACAAGCTGAGTTGCTTCAACAAGCACAAATGAAACAGGCTACAGTTGTATCGGTAAATATTCCTATCCCTAAGATTTCTGGTATTACACAAAAAGAAGTATGGGAAGTTGATACAATAGACGTAAAGTTGTTACCTAAAGAGTGGATGGAGCCTAATATCAAAATGATAAATGATGTTGGTGCTAAGACTGAGGGGAAAATAACAATACCTGGCGTAACTTGGAAAAAGGTAAATAAAACAATAGGCGCAAGGAGATAATATGTTTAAATGTAACCTACCAGACAATGAAAAAGAAAAATCAGTCAATTGTCCCGATTGCTTTCACAATAAAGCACACGAAGAAAAACACCAATGCCAGTATTATTGTTGTTTTCACCGAGAATCTAAGTGCGTGGAGGTTAAAGATGAGAAAAATGGAACTCTTTAAAGGTCAAACGTGGTGTATTGTTATAAAAGGCAAAGACGAAATAGAATATAAAATGTTAAATAAATATATTGACAGAGAAAATGAAAGAAAAAGAAGAATAAATCAATTATCCGCTATGAATAAAAAATACCTAAAAAAAGGTTAAAGATGAATGAATTAGATAAAAAAAATATACTTGGCATTGTCAAAGGCTTTCGGACTTCAAACGAAGAGGAAAACAAGCAAAGAATAAGTGTTGAAGGTTTGGCGGGGTTAAGTCATCTAGAAGAACGAACTGTCAAAGATATTGTTAAAGAGTTGCGCCGACAAGGTGAGAGAATAGCCGGGTCCAGCCAGTCAGGCGGGTACTACTGGGCTGAGAACGCAGAACAATTTAGGAAGGATTTAAACTCTAAACGCGCAGGACTGATTACAGGGTATCACACGTATAAGGCGATGAAAAAAACTTTATTAGCCATGCAACAAGATGGCAGTATGGATAATTTAGTTTAAAAAAGCTCTTGACAAAATCAAAATAAGGGTATAAACTATCAATATGGACACAGCGGATTTACAAATCACATATCAGGCAGTACAGCCGGAAAATCGAAAGGTTTTCACCAATTCTTTCTCGCAAAGAGAATCTGTGTCCAAGTTGTACTGCCTGTATATTTTTGAGGTGTTGTAATGGCTTATAGACCAAAGTTTTCAGATAAACAAAAAGAAAAAGTATATTTATATTTTAATGGTAAATGTAGTGATTGTGGGAAAGTTGGAACTGGCGGGTGGTGGGAAAGAGAAAATATAGATGGTTTTGAAAAACATTTTTATTTGGGAAATTTAGAAATACATCATTTAATACCATTACATGTAGGTGGAAAACATATATTTGACAATTGGATTTTATTTTGTCCTAAATGTCATGATAAAAGACATAAACACTTATACATAAAGTTATCCATAGGGAGTAAATAATCATGGCAAAGGGGCGCATGGTGGCAAAAGAAATAGCAATAGATAAAAATGTCAACGGATTATCTGATAAAGCTGCCTTACTTTACACATGGATTATACCTTTTTTGGATAGAGAGGGTCGTTTTTTTGCGCTTCCAGAGCAAATTAAGGGTCATGTTGTACCTTACAGAAAAAATTTTACTCTTAAAATAGTTCAACAGTGTTTACAGGAAATGGTTTCATACAATCTTATAAGAATATACGGAGAAAATAAAGAATACCTTTTCTGTAAAGGGTTTTTTAATCATAACAAGCCTCATCCTAATGAGCCACAGAGTCAAATACCCGAATATATTAGTAAGCTAAAATAATTACAATGTCAGTAAAATGTCATACATTTTACCGCATAGATAAGATAAGATTAGTTAAGATAAGAAGAGAATAGATAAGATAAGAACAATAAGGCGAAAAGATTACAACCTCTCTAACGAGAGTTTTAAAAACAATAGAACAATACAAAGAGCGAATAAGGAGGATATAAATGAAAAAAGTTAGTGTAATTATTGTTGGGGTGTGTTTTATTGAATATTTAATTACAAGTGATATGAAACTAGCTATTATTGGATTATTTAATTTAGGTTTAGTAAATCTTCTTAGGGAGGAATAACAAAATGAATAGCGGAGAGATAAGAGCGGAACATAAATATAAATCAAGTTATGCTTGCCACTGGGTAACAATAGAAATTAACGGACAATTTAAGTCAAGCATTGAACATATAACAGATGAGGAAGCCGAAACAATCTGTTCTTTAATCAACCAAGACTACAAGAAGGCGGTTGAGAAAGAGATGGAACTTATGTTAAATAGTCCGTATGAAAAATTAGTAAGCGATAGCTTAGACTACGAGCAAGGTTATAATCATGGTATAGAAAAAACTCTTACTGAATTACAATCTCGTCTAAAGAAGATGGAGGGTGTAAATGGATAAGCAGATAAGGGCTGAGGTAAAACAAATTCCTTTTACTAGCGAGAAAGTATCAAAACGTATATTCAATGTATATATTTTTAGAATGGGACTACAAATAAGTAAGATTGAGTTTTTAACCAAACAAGAAGCCGACTACATAGCGAACAAAATCAACACAGATGTCGGAAAGATTATTGATGATATGATAAAGGAAAGGCAAGAAGTAATACAAGAGAATATAAATAGTTTAGAAAAACATGTAAAAACAGATGTGTTTTATAATGGGCAAATACACGCCCTTAAAGAATTAAAACGAAGAATAGATACAAAGAAGAAAATATTTCAAAGAGCATTTTTAAAACAAAAGGAGAGCTAAATGGCTTATTGTCCAGATGATTGTAAAAATTATTATAGTTGCATGTATTACGGAGTACAAGAACAAAGAGACGAAACTTGCTATAAAAAACGAATAGTTAAATTATTAATAAAGGAGGGCGAAATGGCTATACCTAAAGGGAAGTATTGCTATGAGTTTGATAAAAAAACCAACTGTGAGTTTTTTACTTCTAATCCTTTTAAATGTCTAAAATATCTAGAAGAAAAATTGTGCGGTGCATTAAATAATAATGGACGTGTTAGTATTTTAAAATGTTCAGCCTGTCTAAAGGCAGAAAAGGAGAAAGGAAATGACAGAACAAACAGCATTAGAGATTGTCAAAATGCTTAAAGATATTAACAGTACATTGGTTGTTAATGGATTTGTTATTGCGATAATACTTATGTTCAAAAATATGAGTGGTGGAAAGTAAAATGACAAAGACCTGTACCACTTGCCATAAGAAGTTTAAGACAACAAGCAAAACAAGAAAGATATGCGAATCTTGTCAAACTAAGCATAAAGTTAAGAGGGGTGGCGGACATTACACGAGTACAGAGCATATTCCGCAGCTAAGAGGTGTGAATTGAAAAAACTAATACAGGCACAATGGGAAGCAATTTACACTTATTTACATGCTGTATGTCCAGGAAAACAATGTCATCACGTGAATGGTCGTAAGGGTTGTTTCCTTGGTTGTAAACTTCTTATTTTGGCAATGACAAGAGAAAAACACGAGAAGGAACACCTTGATCACAAAATAAGGACTGAAAACATGGAACTGATAAGGGATATTTTAAACTCTTGGAATAAAAGAAAAGGCTGTACGAAACAACACAAGCCCGAATGTGCGGATTGTCCGCTGTTGGAAAGCAACATTATAAAAAATGAGTTCTTTAAGACTTTTTGAGGTGTTATTTTGACAATACAACAACATAAAAAGCTACTTAAACTACTGGAAGAGTTACAAACGGAAACAAAAGCAAGTGATAAAATTTTTAAAATATTTATGGAAAAGGTAATAGAATTGTTTTTAGATTAAACAGGAGGTAGAGCCTATGAAAAAGTAACAAGGAATAATCAATTCAGAAGGCAGGGTGGAGAGCGTATCTTCACCCTGATACAAAGAGAAAAATTCAAAACAAAAAGACTATTGACAAAAAATGAAAACTGGGGTAAACTATGGCTATGAAAAGAACGGATAACGTTAATATTGCGATCTGCAACCATCATGTACCTTACCTTGCTATGATGTCAAAAATACCAAACATCAATCTTGTTACTCTTTCTTATCGTTTTAAAGGTAGGGACTGGAATACTCAATACCGAAACAAACCCATAAATTTAATTCACATCCCGATAGATGAAATTTCACTTATGGATTTTTATATATCAATAATAGCAAGTTGTAAAAAAATAGTGTTACAATCTTTTGATGACTTGGAGATTTTTTGCAATGAAAAGTCAAAGTTTTATTCGCAGATACAATCAATACCAAAAATATTCCTTTTTCACAATTCGTCATACACGGAATTTGGGTTAATACCGCAAGAACAACGTATTCAAAAAATACAGGAATTACACAGAATATTTATGGCTAACAACATCCGTCCAGTTTTTATTTCAGAGTTTAAAAAGCAAAGTTGGGGTATGGAAGGTACTGTAATTCTCCCTGGCATTGACACAAGCGAATTCGTCAACAGTTGGACTGGTCGGAATAACAAAATAGTATTCAAGGATTCATATGATAATTTTGTATTGAGGGTATGCAGTAATTTTGAACATAGAGATTTTATGAACGGGTACAAAATAGGAAATAACGTTTTAAGCCAATTGCGATATCCGAACGTAGTATTAGGAGAGGGTAATAATCCTAGTGAAAGATTGCCGAACACGGTATTTACAATCTCAAACAATTTAGAACATTACAAAGAATATTTAAGTATGGCTCGGTTTCTGTTTAGCGCTAACGTTCCGCAATTTGAGGACTGGTATAATTTATCATCTTTGGAGGCGGTGGCAGTTGGAACTCCGTTACTTATGACATATCATAATAGACAAAACAATATTCCTGAATTCACTAAATACTTTCCAATAGTTTCAGATGATTATAATCTGCTTATATCTGAAGCAAAAAAGTTGCTTATGGATTGGGAATATGCTTCTCATATTTCTAAATTGCAGAACGGATTTATTGAAAAATATTTTAGCTTGTCAGCTTTTATTACTAACTGGACGAAAATATTGAGTTAAAGGAAACAATGAAAATAATATCAATACACCTATTAAGCGAAGAGAGCGGGAAAATATGAAAATACTTTTACTCAACCCCGCTTGTTACGGAGAATCATGGCATATTTCCGGAATCTCTGGATGTCGTTGGAGTTCAATCAGCCCGAACACAATAAACAAAGAGCCATTAAAACAACAGAAAGATTATTACTACGCTATATTCCCTTTCCCTTTAGCGTTTGCTTCAACAATATTAAAAAGTCAAGGACACGAAACAAAAGTGTTGGACGCTTTAAATTTAAATTTAACTTATGCTGAAATGTACAAACAAATAGAGGATTGGAAACCTGAAAAAGTTATATTGGAAAGTAGTACCGTTTCTTTTGAACAAGATATTCAGATATTAGAGAATATAAAAGAGTTTATGAATATTGCTGTGTGCATGGTCGGAAGCGGAGTAAGATACAAAAAAGCGGATATACCGAAAGGTATTGAATACATTGAGGGTAATTATTTACAGGCATTAGGCGGTGAGAACTATGTTGATTTGTTGACAATGCCGGATAGAGATGATTCGGTGCTTATGTACAACGATTATCATTCGTTCAACCACATAATTAAAAAGCCACAATTACAAATATGGTCGAGTATCGGTTGTAAGTTTAATTGTAGCTTCTGCTCTTGGCGTTGGAATGTTTACGATGGGAAGGTAGCATACAGAAAGATTGAACACATACGGGACGAAATAAAGTATGCGGTTGATAAATGGGGTATTAAGTCTGTGTTATTTGATGATGATACTTTTAACATGAACGATGAAAGAACAAAAGAAATAGTTAAAATGATAAACAAGGATTTAAAGGGTTTGCAATTCTCGGCAATGGTTCGCGCGGATTCATGCAGTTTGGATACGTTTAAAGCAATGAAAGACGCAGGATTTGTAAGTTTAAAAGTAGGAGTTGAAACCTTCAGCCCGTCAGTACTTAAGCGGATAGGTAAGGGGCTTGAATCGGCGGAGTTGCTTGAGCGGATATTAAAGTTGTGGGATATGGGATATTTCTTGTATTTGTCTACAATGTCGCATATTTTAGGTGAAACAGAACAAGAGAGAGAGGAAACGAATATAATACTAAAGGAACTTGGAACGCTAGGAATAAAATATCAAAGACCTATGATGTGTCCGCTTCCTGGAACAAAAATAGGAAAAGAATTTCAGGAGTGGGAATTGCTTAAATTCGGGGACAATATACCTGATTTTGAGTATGGCAAGTACGACGGGTCAGGGGAGTTAATGAAAAGGATAATTGCATATTCAAAGGGGAATAATGATAAAATTTAATGGAGTAGAAATAAATGTTACAAAGTTTCCCGATAAAACATCACAAGTATGGAAACTTACTAACCTTGTATCACTAGACAATAATACTGTAGACTGGTATTTCGATTATGAAGGTGAAATAGTTTTGTTGGCTCAATTAAAATTTCTTTTAGATAGTGTTGATATAATGCCAACACTTTATATTCACTATTTACCTTATGGCAGGCAAGATAAAGACGTTTCAAATGATTCTACTTTTGCCTTGTTTCCTTTTGCTAAATTTCTTAATGTTTTAGAATTTAAAGTTATAAATATATTAGACCCTCATAGCAGGAAAGCAACAAGATTGATTGATAATTCAAAGGCAATATACAAATACGAGTACTTACAAAGTGTAATAAAAGATAGAAATATAGATGTTTTATGTTTCCCTGACAAGGGAGCATTTGAAAAATACAGTACATTGCCTGTTTATCGTAGTTTACCATTTATTGTTGGAGAAAAAGTACGCGAGCAATCTACTGGCAATATAACTCGCTATGATATATCTGGTAACGTCAAAGATCGAAATATTTTGATAGTTGATGATATTTGTGACGGCGGAGCAACGTTTATTATTTTAGCCAGAAGTTTAAAAGCATTAGGGGCTAAGGAAGTCAATTTATTTGTAACTCACGGACTTTTTACCAAAGGCAAGGATATATTATTAAACGCAGGAATATCTAAAATATTTTAGGAGGCAATGTGAAAAAACTTAATGCAATGCTGATGTGCGACTTCTATAAGATAGCACATAGGACAATGTATCCAGTAAAAACCGAACTTGTGTATTCAACGTGGATTCCGAGAACGTCAAGAATGAATTGCAATGAGGTCGTAGTATTCGGTATTCAATCTTTTGTTAAACTGTATCTTATAGATTTCTTTAATGATAATTTCTTTAATAGAAATGAAGAAGAAATAGTAGAAGAGTATTCACGAATAATTAAAAATACTCTAGGTGAACAAAATCCTGACGTACAGCATATTAGAGATTTGCATAAATTAGGATATTTGCCGTTAAGAATGAGGGCTTTACCCGAAGGGTCCGTTATTCCGTTAAGAGTACCAATGATGACTGTGGAAAATACAAATCCAAAGTTTTTCTGGTTGACAAATTTTATAGAATCTCTTGCTTCTTGTGAGTTGTGGCAAGCGTCAACATCCGCAACAATAGCAAGAGAATATAAAAATATTCTTGATTTCTGGGCATTAAAGACAGTTGGCAATACAGAGTTTGTTAAGTTTCAAGGACATGATTTTTCAATGAGAGGTATGTCAAGTTTAAATTCTGCAATATCAAGCGGGATGGGTCATTTGACTTCTTTTGTTGGCACTGATAATATACCTGCAATACAAGGAGCAGAAGAAGTATACGGTGCGGACGTAGAAAAGGAATTAGTTGGCACTTCTATACCGGCAACAGAACATTCAGTACAATGTGCCTATGAAGATGATTTGGCATATCTTAGGAATATCATAACAAAAGTACATCCTAAAGGATTTGTTTCAGTTGTTTCCGATGGTTATGATTTCTGGGATATTATTGGTAGGATTGTACCATTACTTAAAACAGAAATACTTAATCGAAAGGGTGTGGGAATTGGCGACAGGGTTGTAATAAGACCTGATAGCGGTGATCTTGTGAAAATTGTATGTGGCGACAAAGAAGGTAAAACAGAACTTGAACGCAATGGAGCAATAGAAGCGTTATGGAATATATTTGGTGGGACTGTATCAGAGAAGGGGTATAAGATACTTGATTCTCATATAGGATTAATTTACGGAGACGCTATAACTCTTGAACGTTGTAATGAAATATGCAAACAATTAGAAGCTAAGGGATTTGCTTCGATAAATTGTGTTTTTGGCATAGGGTCGTATACTTACCAATACAACACGAGAGATACTTTTGGATTTGCTTTAAAGAGTACGCTGTGTGTTATAGACGGTGTGGAAAAACAAATATTTAAAACGCCTAAAACTGACAACGGGGTTAAGAATAGTTTAAAAGGGAGGGTTATTGTTGTTGAAGAAAATGGTAAATACAAATATATTGACTGTATTGGATTAAAAGAACATAGACCTGAAAACTGTTTGAAGGATGTATTCCTGAATGGTAAACTATGCAATGAGCAAACGTTAAGCGAAATAAGAACAAGGATAATTAAATACTCGGAGGGAAAATGAGCATAGCTTCTCCAGAGAAAGTGAAAAGTTATATTATAGACCAACATCATTTAAGTATTGTATTTAAAGAAATGACTGACAATGGTATAAGTGGTCAGATTGTAAGAATAGAAAATGCAAAAAAATATTTTAAAAATTGCAAGAATTACAAGGATATTTACAGTCTATATCAACATGGGATTAAACCGAAGGAGGGAAAATGAGTGAATCTACTGTTAAGGATAATATAACTGGGTTTGAGGGAGTGGTTACGGGAACAAGAGGAACTAACGGAAAGTATAGTTTTGAAATAACCAGGTTTGATGATAATGGAAAAAAAGAAACAAAATGGGTCAATGAGATTAATTTAGAAGTGAAGCAAAAATCGGAGGGAAAATGATATTTGGATTAGGTGATGTAATAGATGCTTTTGTTACAACACAGATAAAAATATTTATGATGGAAACAAAGGCTCGGGATAAAAATATTAGTAATGAAGAACGTGGCAAGCTAGTATTAGAGATTAGGAAGCTAAATGATACAAGGCGTGTTCCTCTTAAAAACGCATTAAACAAGATGATTGACAAAGAATTCTACGAGGAGATTAAGCTAAAATGAGTTACGCAAAATGGAAAAACTTTAAAATATTAAGCCATTACGAATCAGCACAAAAGATTAAAGAGGGGAAAATACCTCAGCCGCGCATGGCGCTCTTTTGCCCGTCAGCAGCTTGTGATTTAAAATGTTATTATTGTGATTATCCGGATGATAACGCAAAGGCAACAATAATGGCAGAAGAAAAAGCATTAGATGTTATAAAACAATTAGCTGGTGCAGGTGTAAAAGGGATTGACTTCTGCGGTGGCGGGGAGCCTTTAATCGTGCCTTACGCAAAGAAGTTGTTGAACTTAATAAAAACAAAAGGCATGGAGTTTGGTATAATCAGCAACGGTACTCATTTTAAAGATGATTTAATGGAATTTATAGTTAAACACGGTCGGTACATAAGAATAAGTTTAGATTCAGCAATACCTGAACTTTATACCAAAATGAAAGGTGTTGACAAGTGCGAACTAGTTAAAGAAAACATTGTTAAAGCAATTAAATTTAAAAATAAAAACAATTATAATTGTGAAATATCGGTACGAATTGGATTAACAAAGAAAAACTTTACAGCTATGAATTTAACTAGAACATTGCAATTCTGTTATGAAAGTGGAGTTGATATAATAAACATCAGACCTATGCAACAGGTAGCAGACGAAATAGATGAAATAAAAGACAAAGAGCTTATAACATCTTTAATGGAGTTTATAGGACAACGTGAGTATGCTGAGATTATGAAAGGCAAGGAACGCCGGTTGATATTAAGTTTCAGTAAATCAATAATTGAAACAAAATGTTGGTTAACGCCTTTACATACAGTTGTAATGGCAAATGGCAACGTGTATCTGTGTTGTTATTTTCAGGACAGGAAGGATAAGCATTGTATCGGAAACATACTACAAAAACCGTTTAAAGAGATATGGGCTGGAAAGCGACACAAAGAAGCAATTGCAAACATAGACCCGAAAGAGTGCAACAAATTCTCGTGTAAATTTCACGGATATAACAAAACAATGGACGAATTTATTATGTCAGATCCGGAGCATTTATGAAGATAGGATTATATTTAGACAAGATAAATAGCTTCACGCATTGCCTTGGAGTTTACGGAGAAGAAATTTTAGTTGATGCTTATATCAAAGGATTACGTAAGAACTATCCTGAAAATACATTTAACAAATACGGCGATAATATGGGATTTACCCCTGTTGTTGATATAGCTATATATTTTAGTGGCAACGCAAAGAACAAAGGAAAACAAAAGAACATTTATATTCAGCAGAATTATAGGATAGAGGATGACTTACAAACAAAGATAGTAAAACAATACAAAGATATAATACGGAATAGTAATATAAAGGTTGCGACAATAAGCGAAAAGTATTCTAAGGAGTACGAATGGCAATTGATAGAACCTTGTGTTGATACCGACTTATTCTATCCGGTTAAGTTTAATCAACTATATAATTTTGATGTAAGCTATATAGGAAATAATATAAAGGATTTAGAAAAATCAAAACAATATTTAGGGATACAAGGTGCGAAGGTAGGAGTATTCGGACATGGATTTAATAAGCCGATAAGTCATAAGGATTCATTGAACATTTACACATCAAGTTTTGTAAACTTAAATTACGTGATTAGACCTGAATTAGATGTGCTTATATGCAGACCTTATCAGATTGCCAGTTGCAAGGGTTTTATTGTAAGCGAATGGACTGAATCACTAGAGAAGAATTTTGGAAATACAATTGAATATGTAAGACCAGGACAAAATCCGAGTTTAAGGATAAAGGAAGTATTGGCACAAATAAAAGGCAATACATCAAAGGCAAAACAACAAAGGGAAGAAGCATACAAGATTGTGCTTGAGAAGTTTAACTGTGAGATACAAGCAGAAAAGCTTTGGAGGTGGATAAATGAATAAAATTAAAGATATTGAGATAACTTTAAGAATACGTAACAATTTATTAAAAGAAAGAAGATTAAAACTTGGTTTTACCCAGAAGGAATTGGCAGAAGAAATTAATATAGATGTTTCACAAATACAAGCTGTTGAATGTTTTAATAAAAAAAAGCTAAGACCGGAAAAACTAATAAAAATATGTGAATATTTCAAATGCAAGCCAGAAGAAATATATCCTGAATATTTTAAAAATATTAAAAAAACATCTATTACAAGATGCTTAGACGCAGTTGAGTTTATAAGTTTAACAAATAAAGAATTACTACAAATACCCAGCCAATTAATGACTCAAGAAGATGAATGCGATAAAGTGTTTAAAAGAGAATGTCTTGTAAACATGTTGAATACATTGAAAAAAAGAGAATCAGTAGTAATCAAACATAGATTTGGCATAAACTGTGAATCTAAAACTTTAGAAGAAGTAGCACAACTATTAAACGTTACAAAAGAAAGAGTAAGACAAATAGAAGTAAAAGCGCTTAAGAAATTGCGTTATCCAAACAAGATAAAATTAATAGACGGTTATTCTAATGCGATATGAAATATATGAAATAAAAGAATGGCTTATCTGTTGGATATACGGAATTATAATATGGATTATATGTTTTATGTTTGTAATTACTCTTTGTGGATTGGTATTATATTTAATAGGTAAAAAATGAATAAAATAATTAAGTATTTAATACGTGGAATAACAATGCAGAAAAAACTTATAAAGAGTAATGTTAAACTACAGACAAAGATAGAGTTAATGGAGATATATTGTGAACGTTTAAACAAGAATCTAAATGCATTGAATCAAGTAGTGGTGTTAATGGATACAACTAGAGTTAATGACAACTTAAAGATGAATCAATACACAAAGGACATTGCAGATACATTATCAATAATAAAAGCATGGATAAATGAACACGAGGGGAAACAATGGAAGAACTAAAGCACTGGATAAACTGTTTATTTGAAAAGCATGAGTGGAAAGAAGACGATGCGACAGGTTTGGCGGTTAAAGACAATAAGATTATTTGCTTCTGCAAGTATTGTGGCAAGATAATAACAGTAGAAAAAAGAGTAAATGAAAGGGCAAAGAGAGCAGAAGAAACAAAAGGAGAACCTTACATTTATCCGATAGATTTTGTTACAATGAGAGCTTTATATTTTATCCCTTATTACAAGTTGGTAAGACAATACGCAGGTGAAACAGTAGCTAACAATTACAATACAGCTAAAAACATACAAGCCAGTAACACAATGGAAGGATTAATAAAGGAATATGAGAGAAACGAGAAGTACGCCGAAGAACAAGGAAAGAAACAAAAGAAAAAATTAAAGACAAGAAGCTTTAGAATTGTAGATGGACAAGGTAAGGTAAAGTAATAAACATATTTAAAGCATAGGGTAACAATATGAGCAGTACTTGTAAACATGTAATAGTGTATAGCCTTACAGTAGTTGAATATCTTTTATCTTATATTACTTATGCATGTAAGTACACATTATCTCTTATGCATACATACACAGTACACACTATGCAACTACTCGCACCAAAGAGCTTAATACATAAGGGCTTTTGTTGTGCATTGATAACCATAAATCCCTTTATAATTTTAGTTAACATAATGCATCTTATAGGCGTTTATACACATAGAATAGACTATATAAATATAGCATTATTACACGTACAATATTAATTATAGTTAAATATATATTATAATTATATCAAGGAATAGATTTATATAATAAAGAGTTTTAATGGTGCAGATAGGGGTATTAATAATATCTGAGTTTGAATTTAAAATGGTTTTTAGTCCCAATACGGAGCGATGGTAATTTTGAAATCTAAAAAGTCAGTAAAAGTAAGGATAAAAAGAGTGAAGTGTCGCACACTAGGAAGAAGGAGAGAATATGGTTGATAAAAAAGAAGTTAGGAAAAAGTGTAAAAAGACGTTGAGGGAGTTAGACGAAAAGATAAAGGATATGGCGGAAGAGTTATGGGAGTTGCGGTTATTTCGGGCGGAGTTGAGGAAGGTGATAGATGGGGCGAAAGAAAAGACGGTTAGAGTGGAACGAAAGACGGATAAAGGGGAAGGGGGCAATATACCGATTAAAAAGAGGAAGGGTAATTGGGCTACGTGGTAGGGGTCGATATGTGCGTACGGTTGCGGAGCGGAAGTTGCGGGCAAAGAAGTTGCGGGGGAGGGTG